ATGCTTGGATGATTCAACTCGGGATTCCGATTGAATTTCAGAAATGGCATTTTAATCGGCTTATGACGCTGATCCAAGTTTGCCAATCAGAAAACGAACCACCAAGAAAAATGAGCCAGAGAGAAATCATGCAACAAAATGCCGCATTAAACGCAGCACGTCGTGCTAAGTCCAAACGGTAAAAAAGGAGAGAATTATGTCGAAGAATTATGCAAGTAAAGTTATAGCTGTTGCTGAAGCAGAGGTAGGTTATCTTGAAAAATCAGCTGCAGCTTATAAGAAAGATCCAAGTGTTCTCGATAAGAAAACAGAAGGGGCAGGAAGCGATAACTATACAAAGTATGGTAGAGACATGCATAAGATCTATCCGTCCGTTATGGACTTTCCGGCTTTTTGGTGCGATGCATTTATAGATTGGAGTTTCTACAAAGCATATGGTGTTGCTACTGCAAAGAGTTTAATTGGCGGAAATTTTGACGATTATACCGTTGCAAGTTGTCAGATGTATGAAAAGAAAGGTGCACTTGGAACAACACCAAAGTATGGTGCACAAGTGTTCTTTACAACAAATGGAAAACCAAGTGGATGCCATCATACAGGACTTGTATATAAAGTCACTTCCACTAAGTTCTATACAATTGAAGGAAATACATCCGGTGCATCCGGAGTTGTTCGCAATGGCGGTGGGGTAGCGAAGAAGAACTATAAGATTGCAGATTACAAAGGGAAAGTTTTATTCGGCTATCCAAAATACGATGCAGAACCAACTAAGAAAACAACATATTATTCAGCTTGTTCATCAAAGGTCTCTGGACTTGTAGATGGTTTATCTGAAGTCGGGGAAACAGATACAAGTAAAACCCACCGCACAAAAATTGCGAAAGCAAACGGAGTGTCTAATTATTCTGGAACTTCAGAACAGAATACAAAATTGCTGACCCTTCTTAAGAAGGGAAAACTAATTAAGGTTTAGCCTTGAAGGAAAATTCAAAATGGGTGTACATTTTAAACATCGTGGAAGTTTTAAACATACTGAGAACTTTTTTCAACGAATGAAAGATCGTAAAATTGCTGATATTTTGCGTCCTTATGCAGAACAAGGGGTTGCGGCATTAGCTTCAGTAACACCAGTTGATACAGGACGTACAGCAGCATCTTGGGGGTATGAAATAACAGAAACTAATGGGGTGTATTCTATTCATTGGCTTAACACAAATGTACAAAACGGCGTGAATATTGCCCTGATATTACAATATGGACATGCTACTGGCACCGGCGGTTATGTAACAGGAGTTGATTATATCAATCCTGCAATTCGCCCAATTTTTGAAGAAATGCCAGAAAAAATTTGGAAGGAAGTGACTAAGCCATGAGTAGTACCGATACCAGAGTTGTAGAAATGCGATTCGATAATTCTCAGTTTGAGAATGGAATCAAATCCAGCATGAGCTACTTAGAGAAACTAAAATCTAGCTTAGACTTATCAAGTTCTGAAAAGAGTCTTGAAAGTCTCGAAAAAGCTGGTAAAAAGTTTTCTCTTGCTGGTATCGGTGAAAGTGTTGATCAGCTGAATAAGAAATTCTCAACAATGGGAATCATTGGTATGACAGCGGTTAGCAATATTACCAATAATGCAATCAATACTGTACGATCCTTAACAAGTTCAGTTGTTGGGTTAGTTAAAACAGGTGGTATTAACAGAGCATTAAACATCGAATCTGCAAAATTCCAATTAGAAGGTCTTGGTGTTGCATGGGATACCATTAAGGATGACATCAATTATGGTGTAAAAGATACTGCTTATGGCTTGGATGCAGCAGCAAAGGTTGCGTCTCAGTTGGTGGCATCAGGAGTTCAACTCGGAGATACTATGAAAACTGATCTTCGAGCAATTTCTGGTGTAGCAGCTATGACAAATAGCTCTTATGAAGAAATCGGTCAGATTTTTACCACAATTGCTGGTAATGGAAAACTAATGACAGAGCAGCTTCGGCAGTTCTCATCCAGGGGTTTAAATGTCGCTGCAACTCTTGGTGAAGCATTAGGAAAATCGGAATCAGAAATTCGAGATATGGTCACGAAAGGCCAAATCGATTTTGCTACATTTGCTAAAGCAATGGATGATGCTTTTGGAGCTCATGCAAAAGATGCAAACAAAACATTTACTGGTGCTCTTTCGAATATGAAAGCAGCTCTTTCCAGAATTGGTGCTGATATTGCAACACCTGCTATGGAAAATCTCCGGAAAGTGTTCAATGCTCTTACTCCGGTAATTGATACAATCCATACTGCATTAGGACCAGCAATTACTGATCTATCTGAACGAATGCGTATTGCAGCCAATATGGCTACTATTTTCTTGAATGCATTAGATATCGAGAAAATCTCAACAGATGTATCAGCATTGATTGAATCATTAAAACCAAGTGCAGAAGTCATTGATAAGTTGGAGCGTTCATTCAATGGTGTTATTGCTGTATTGGATATTTTTGCAGAAATTGCAGCAACTATTCTTCCACCAGTATTAGATGCTCTTGGTTTCTCGGTTACTACGGTTGGAGGAACCATACTGGATATTACTGCCAAAATTGGTGATATGCTCAGTGCATTTCGTGATTGGGTTCTTGAGAACAAAGTAATCCAGAACACAGTTGGTATTGCAGCAGAAGCACTAGGACTTGTTGTAGAAGCAATTGAAGCAGTTATTACGGCAGTAAAAAATTCTGATGTGGTACAGGATGTTTTAATCGGAATTGAAGATGTATTCGAGCGGTTATTCTCCTACATTGGATCGAAAACACCTGTCGTAACAAATCAACTAGGCAAATTTGCAAATGCACTTGCAAATGTAAAGAATAGTATTACTGAAAATGGTATTATTGGCACTTTATCTTCACTTCGAAAACAATTGATTAGCTTTCGAAAAGAAGTATCTAAAGGCGATTCTGTTTCTTTACCGAAATTATCGAAAATAAAGATTGAACTTCCAGGAGTTACGGCTCTTCTTGAAGCATTTGGAGCAGCGCTCAAGAAATTCTCTTGGGCAACGACCATTGTAAATGGTATTATCATCGCTCTTAGTTTTTCGATGGTGAAGTTATATTCTTCCATTAGTCGACTCGTCGGCAATTTAGCAGATCTAATTAGTCCTGTTCGAGCAATTAATGTCGCAATGAATGCCCTGAAACCAGCAATCAATGCATTTGCAAATAGGCAAAATACACAAGCAGTAAAGAATATTGCTACAAGCGTATTGGAGATTGTAGGGGCGATTGCCATCTTATCACTTCTTGATATGGATCGTGTTACCACAGCATTAATAATTGTTGGTGGTATCGCAGCGACATTAGTCGGATTATCTGCAGCATTTGCAGCGATCAATAAGGAAATTGGAAGTGTAGATGTAGCATCAAAAAGTTTTCTCATTTTTGCAGCATCACTTATTGTGATGGTAAAAGCAATAGAGGAACTTTCTAAAGCTATTGAGGAAAGTAAAGGTTATACAGTTGCTGCAATTGTTGAATTAGCAGCACTGGCAGCAATTCTTGCAGGATTTGCCTTTATCATGAGCAAATTCAAGGTGCAATTGAGTAAGTCATTAACCGTATTACTTCCAGTGGCTGCTGCAGTATGGCTCTTGGTTGATGCATTAAAAAAACTTGCACAAGAAAATGTTGCGAGCATTGTAGCTTCAACAGGTGCGGCAATTGTCGAAATTGTTGGAATTATTGCCGCATTAACATTAGTTACAAAAAATGTAACTGGTATCGGTGGAGCAGCATCAATTCTGATTATAGCTTTTGCAATTGAGAAGTTTGCTTCTGTTATTGCAAAACTTTCAGAAATCAGCCCTTATACAGTACTAAAATCTTTACCTGCATTACTTGAGGTCGTTACAACACTTGGTATTATACTTGTTGCTTTAGCTGCCGCTGGAAAAGATGCAACAAAAGCTGGAATCGCAGCAGCAAGTATTGCTGGGGCTGTTTATATTTTATCTGCAGCATTTAAAGCTTTGGGTAAAATCTCAGGAGCAGATCTGATTAAGGGTCTTGGTGTGATGTCAGTACTCACACTACTATTCTCAGCAATTATTTCTGCAACAGATTATGCAGGACCAAATGCCGCGAAAGCAGCCGTAACATTGCTGGCATTCGCAGCAGCTATTGATATTTTGGTTGTAGCAGTTGGTGTTCTGTCTATGCTAGATCCGATAAAATTGGCGGCCGCTACTACTGCAATTACTGTACTCGGTCTGATGATGACTGGGTTAATCGCAGTTACAAAGAAAAGTGATGTTGCTGCTCGATCTGCTGCAAGAATCGGAACAGTTATGGTAGCTTTAGCAGCAGCAATCGGTTTGCTTGCATTATTGGATTCCGCAAGTGTGCTAAAGAGTGCTGTAGCAATTAGTATGGTTGTGACTACTTTGGGTGGTATTCTTGCAGTTATTAGTAAGATGAAAAAGCCAGCAAAGGGATCCTATACTACAATTGCAGTTATAACCCTTGTGATTGCTGGTTTATCGACAATATTTGTTATGGTTAGCAAATTCGCAAATGCTGACGATGTTTTAAAGATTGCAGGATCCATGAGTCAAATCCTGATTGCAATTGCCGATGCAATTGCTGTAGTTGGCGTTGTTGGAAAAGCTGCTGATGGTGCATGGAAAGTAATTGCTCAAGTAGCTTTAGTTCTTGGTGCTATTGGTTTAGTAATTACTGGTGTTGGTGCACTAATCAACAAATACGACAAAAACGGTGTTACAAAGGCTGCTATTCAAACTGCTGCAGATATTTTGGAATTGATTGGACAAGCTATCGGTGGAGCTATTGGCGGTATTATCGATGGTTTCTTAGTTTCGGCAACAAAAGATCTAGAAACTGTAGCAAGTAATTTAACGACATTTGCAGAATCAATTACAGATTTCTTAGATTCCATATCTGAGATTGATAACTCAAAGGTATCTGCTGTTGATACGATGGTCGATGTTGTTGGTAAATTAGCTGCTGCCGAGATTGGAAATGATATTAGTACCATATTCAGTTGGGTAGTTGGTAATAAAGATCGAGGTACCACCTTAAAAGGTACTTTTTCCGATCTTGGAGAAGCATTAGCTGCTTTTTCTGAAAAGACAAAAGATGTTAAAACAGAGAATATTCAAACAGCAGCAAAAGCCACAGAAGCATTAGTAGACTTAATGGGAGTTCTTCCACGAGATGGTGGAATTTGGACAGATATTTTTGGTTCTGTAAGTTTTGAGCAATTGGGTCAGCCATTAGAAGATTATGGAGATGCCTTAAAGAAGTTTAATGATGCAGTTAGTGGAGAAGATTTCGATACAAAAGCAATTAAGTCAGCAGCAAAAGCCACAGAAGCATTAGTTGATGTAGTTAATGCTCTTCCAGAAACCGGAGGAAAACTTCAAGATTTCTTTGGAGAGTACAATTTAACACGATTCGGAACTCAATTGGAGGGTTATGCAGAAAGTATTGTTGCATTTGCTGGAGCATTACGAGAATCCGGTTTTACAAAGAAAGATGTTAGCAACATGCAACGTGCTGCTGAAGCGTCATCGCCACTTGTCGATTTGTGTAATGCTTTAGATCCGTCTGGTGGAACTATTCAGAATTGGATCGGTGAATCAAACATCAGTACATTTGGGTATCGTGTAAAAACATATATCGATTATCTGGTAAAGATGTCAGATGCTTTGGAATCGAATCCACCGGATTACGATGCTATTGAGAATGCTCGAAAATGTACAGAAGATCTGATTGATTTATGTAGTCAGTTGGATCCTACTGGTGGTATAATTTCGAAATGGATCACTGGCGAGAAGGATTTTAGTACTTTTGGTAAAAATTTGGAAGACTATGGAGAATCTCTTGCTGGTTTTTCAGAAAAGATTGTAAATGTAAATGCTACAAAGATCGAATCCTTAGTGACAACATCCAAAACACTTGTCGGGATGCTTAGTTTTGTAAATAACAATTCCGAGCGAATGAGTTCAGGTCTTGGTTCTTTTGTGAGTTGGTTATCACGGTTTGGTGTAGGATTAGCCGATTATGCAAATCGAATCAGAGATGTGAATTCTGGCAAAGTTACCAGTAGCGTTACAGCAGCAAAGGCAATCGCTAATTTTGGCTCATCAATTTCTGGTTTTAATTCCACAGATTATACCAATTTCGGAAAAGCTGTAGAAGCACTTGGAAAGAATGTAGCAGCGTTCTACATCCGAATCAAGAACATCGACACAACTAAAATTACATCACTTTCTAACAGTTTCCATTCCATATCAGAATTAGCTAAGGTGCTAAAGAGCATTAGTAATGTATCGTTTGAGAATGTAATAACTACATTTCGAGATGTTGCATCAATTAGTGTCGAAAATATGGAACGGCAGTTTAACAATGCTGGGCCGAGAATTCAGAAATCGATCAAGTCGATTATGGATAAGTCCATAACTACATTGGAAAGCTACCGGTCAAAGATGGAGAAAACCGCTGGTTATATTGTTCTTGGATTTGTTAACGGAATTAACAAGAACAGTTCTGGAATTCAAAATGCAGGAACTAGTCTGGGTTCTAAATTCTTAACATCTTTCAATAATTCTTTGAAAGTAGAATCACCATCCAAAGAGACTAAGGAAACTGGTGAATATGTTGTTGAAGGATTTGTCAATGGCGTTTCTGACGGTTACAATGATATTACCGATTCTGGTTTGGTTATGGGAGAATCTCTTTCCAATGGCTTAAAAGGAGCCACCAAAGGAATTTTCAGTACAATATCAGATGCAATTAGTGGCGGAACTAAGACGGTTAAAGACAAAACTGAAGGATATGCATCACAAGTAGTGAGCGGAGTTACTGATTGGTATACTCAGGCAAAAAAACAAATTGAAGACGAGGTATCGAGTGCTGCTACATCTACAGTGACAACAGCAACAAGTGCTACGACAAGTGCTATATCATCATCTACCAAGACAACAACTAAGGCTACTACTTCTTCTGTGAAAAAATCATCCTCGTCAACAAAAAAAGTTGCAAAGGTTGAATACACAAAAGTTGGAAAGATCATTGTTAGTGCTTTAAATGCAGGAATTGCAAATAGTACTGATAAACTCAAGTACAGTACAGAACAGATCAATGTGATTGGTGCTAATGTCATCAAACAAGTACAAACTTCATTGAAGTCAGCAGATAGTGTATTTGCAGATTATTATGAGGCTACTGATGAAAAGAGTAAACGAACAAAAGCGACCCTAGCTGAAGCAGCCAATGCCTTTATTGCTTTTCGAGATGCTGTAAAAGAATCTATGAAAAGTGCTGTTGATGGTTTTGAAGCATTTGAAAATGAAACCGAAGTAACAGCAAAAGATATTATTGCAAATCTGAAAACCCAGATCCAAGCAATTTCATCTTTTGCAAATTACATTAAGATCATGACTGCAAAAGGTTACGACCAAAGTTTGATCGAGTATGTAGTTAATATGGGAGCAAAAGACGGCTATGCTTATGCCAAAGCTTTTGCTTATGCTTCAAATAAACAGATCAAGAGCATTAATAAGCAATGGGAGAAGAAATCTTCAACCGAGACAAAAACTTCTAACCAAATTACGGCAACGTTTGTTAACACTTCCAAAGCTTCAAAAGCTGCTGAGAAGACGGTTGCAAAGACAACTAAGAAAACATCTTCTACAACATCCAAAGCTACAAAAAAGACCACTAAGACCGTAACTACCGGTACAAAAACGGTCAAGAAGGCTATGCAGGATACTTCCGATGCCGTTATTGAAGCAAATGATGCAGCTGCAGAATCTGTTATGGCTACTGCTACTGATATGGTGGCATATTTGGCAGATAAATATGGTACTTCTATCGGTGTCACAGAAGAATTAGCAAAGGCAAGCACTGAATTTCTTACGAAATTGGTGAATAATGAAGCACTTGCCACTACTACCTTAGCAGCTGAGGCGGCTAAAGAAGAAAAAGCAGTACAAGCTGTTTATGACAGTATGAGTTATGGTGTTAGCGCTGCTAAGATGTATGCTGATCGACTAACATCTGCAGAAAATACCACATATAGCTTAGAGCGAGCTGCAAATGCTGGTAAAACTGCTGTACAGAATTTCGCAAAGGCCATCTATCAATCAAGTGATGAAGGAAAAGAAGAGATTGAAACTCTTCAAAAGTCTCAGAAAGAGCTGGATGAGTTAAAGAAATCTCGTGACAAAGCTAAGAAAGCATTAACTAAAGCTAAGAAATCCGGTAAAAAAGATATTACCGAACTTCAACAAACTTATGATGATGCATGTGAAGACGTCAAAGCAAAGAACAAGGAAGTCGATGAGAGTACCAAAACTCTTGAAGAAAACATTGCAAGCTATTATAATGATTATCGGAATAATCTCATTAGTAGCTTTTCGTCTCAGTTTGATATTTGGTCTGTAAGTCGTGACAGTGGAATCGATATTTTTAGTGGTTTCAATGGAGCAGTTGAAGCGACAGAAGAAGAAGCTGGTAAAACCGCAGCAGAAGCATTATTAGAGGCTTTTAATACCAACGTTAATGATTGGCGTGCTTGGAGAATTAACCTTGATAAGTTAGATATTGAAGGATTACTTGATAAGGACTTCCTAGCTTATCTAAAAGGACTTGGATTATCCGGTGCTGAATATGTTGCTGCCATCGCTGAGATGGACTATAGCCAAATCATGCAGTTGAACAGTCTTTGGGCAACCAAACAAGCTGATGACAATGAGCAATGGTTCGCTAATATGGAAGATAATCTTGCAAAGATTCAGAAACGTATTACGAACATTCAGAAGCTTGGCGATTTGGGACTTGATCAAACATCTTTGGAAGCATTATTAGGCAAAGATTTGGATGATGATACCATTGATCGTATTGTCGGTATGTCGGACGAAGATCTCGAAAAGCTGAGGAATATGATCGCCGAGTATCAGAAACTTCCAGAGCAGGCAGCGGACACTGTAATTACGGCTGAAGCGACTTCTATGGAAAAGACAGATGAAGTCGTCGACGATGTAACTGAAAAAGTAGATACGGCAGTAAAAGCTGCTTATAATTCTGGTGTGGAGCTAGTAGATAATCTAGCGAATGGAATCGCTGATAATAAGAAGACTGCTACTGATGCAGCAGATGAATTGGGAACAGATACAGTAGATTCTGCAGAGTACACTCTTAATACTAAGACCGGCAATAAGCTTGGTGCAAACTTAGCGCAGGGTATTGCAGATGGTATTTATTCACGATTATATGTAGTAAGACAAGCTGCTATAGCATTGGCAGCAGCAGCGAGTGCAACAACTGCTTCCAGTTTGGGAATCGCATCGCCGTCTAAAGTTTTTGCTGAATTTGGCCGATATGTTGACATGGGATTTGCAAATGGTGTTACAAATGCACTTGGACTTGTAACCAAATCTGTAGACAAAATGTCCGGTTCAGCAGTTAGTAGTGTGTCCGATGCTGTATTTCGGATGCGAGATGCTATGGATGCTGAGTTGAATGTATCAACATTTACATTAACTCCGGTTATTGATTTGTCTAATGCTTATACTCAAGCTTCTGGGATTAATGCTCAGTTGTCTTCTAGGATTTCGGCAAATGTAAGTGCTGCAATGGAGCGAAGTCAAACAGATCGACAGCTTAATCAACAATTAAGTCGAGATATTGCAAATTTGTCAAATGCTGTTGCCGGAGTGCAGGCGAGTTTGAATGATGGATCAATTTCTAATATGAATCAGTTAATGCAGACTTATTTCCCAGAATTTACGAAAGATATTTATCTTGACGGAACTAAGGTATCAAGTCGTGTAGAAACAAACATCGTATCAGGAATTAAAAGGAGGGAGCGGGCATGGTCTTAATACCTAGAGATCAACGTCCTTATATTACTTTTGGAAATGTATCGACGTATAATTATGAATGCTTTGTAGATGGTAGTCAGACATATAACGCTCCTGAACGACAGTATGAGGTTGTGGAAGTTGCAGGTCGTAATGGAGATCTACATTTCGATAATGGACGATTTGCCAATGTAGATCTGACTTTCACAGCCTATTTTATGGATTTGGATGAATTCAACAATTTCCGAGATAAATTGGTATCACAGACAGGGTATCAACGATTGGAGGATTCACATCATCCGGATGAGTTTCGACAAGCAGTTCTCTCTGGTGGGTTGGAACCTGATGTTTTGGGTGAAGGATTGACCTATGTACAAACAGAGATCACTTTTACTGCAAAACCGCAACGATTTCTCAAATCTGGTGAACGTTTATTAACTTTATCAACAGAAACGACGTTAATCCAAAATCCAACAAATTGCAAATCAAATCCATTAATTCGTGTATATGGTTATGGCATACTTACAGTAGATGGAATATCTATTAGTATTTCTACACATTCTAAAGAATATGTAGTAATTGACTGTGATATTATGGACTGTTATGCGAATGATGGAAGTAACATGAATGCATATTTTATTGGCGAGTATCCAGTTTTTCCAGCTGGAAACTTTACATTCCAGATCAATTCTTCCACAATTTCAAAAGTAGAAATAATCCCAAGGTGGTGGCGCTTATGATTCCTATTTTATATGACAGCACAGAGAAATCATTTCAATCGAATGGGATTGGGCGGTTATCGGATTGTATCAGTTGTAATGTAGTAGAAGAACGAAATGGTCAGTATGAGTTAACCATGACCTATCCAATCAATGGAATTCATTTCTCAGAGATTCAGGAAGATCGGTACATCGGAGCAATTCCATTTGATGGGGGAACATTACAACCCTTTCATATTTATAAAATATCGAAGCCGTTATCTGGGCAAGTAGAGATTAATGCCGAGCATATTAGTTATTTGCTAACGAAAGCGACGGTATTGCCATTCTCAGCAAGTAGTTGTGCAGATTGCTTTAGTAAATTAAATAGCTACATTGTTGGTTTACCTAATATATTCAACTTTACAACAAAAGTATCGTCCTCTACCGCATACTCACAGACAATACCAAAGTCTGTACGAAGTGTACTTGGTGGAGATGAAGACAGTTTCTTGGATATTTATGGTGGAGACTATGAATTTGATCGGTTTAATGTTATTCTGCATCAATCAAGAGGATCAGATAATGATGTAGTAATCCGCTATGGCAAGAATCTAACGGATATGACGGCAGAAACCGATATGACAGATACTTACACAGGTGTCGTACCTTATTATAGCAGTGGAGATAACATTGTTGTAGGAAGTGTACAATATTCTGGACATGAAAGTAGTTATGCATATCCAATGGTAGTGCCTTTGGATCTTACTTCAGAATATGATGAAGTGCCGTCAGCAGAAACATTAAATGCTAGAGCAGTAACTTATATGACTGAGAATCAAACGTGGTCTATTATGGAGAGTTTAACTGTGAAATTTGTTAACCTCTGGCAGACAGAAGAATATGCAGATATTGCACCTTTGGAGCGTGTAAATCTATGTGATTACGTCAGCGTAATCCATAAAGATTTAGGAGTAACTGCAACAATGCGAGTGGTGACAACAGATTACAATGTATTGCTCGATCGATATAATAGTATTGAACTGGGTGAAACAACAGCAACAATGTCTTCTGTTGTTAATAACATTAGTACAACGGTAAAATCTGAAGTATCTGAAAATACAACGAATGAAATCGCAGTAGCAATTGCTGCAAACAATAAAACACTCATCGATCAATTGGATAAACGATACGATGAGCGGTATGAACCAAAGTCAACAACTACGACATAAGGAGGGTCAATCATGACACATATTTCAAATATTGATTTGGATTTTGATGCAGATCTGCCAAAGTTGTGTATTGCCACGGCAAAGCAACGAGATACAGGCAGTCGTATACTCCGAGTGTCTTTGTATTCTTCTGGAGTTTCTTACGAGATTCCAGAAGAGGCTACTGTTCGGGTTCGAATGAAAAAACCGAGCGGTGCTTATATTTATAATTACTGCGAAGTGGCAGATAACAAGGCAGATGTCATGCTAACTACACAATGTCTCGCAGAAGAAGGAACTGTCATGTGTGATCTTGAGGTCGACATGGATGATAAGGTGCTTTCTACAGTAGCTTTCACGATGGAAGTGTATTCTTCTCCATATGATGACGATGCTGTAGAGAGTTCTGATGAAATGAATGCTGTTGATCAGAAGTTTCATGATATTCAGAACTCGGTTGATGATGCAAAAGAGTGGGCAAGTGTTGCACAGGCAGTAACTGGTGTAAATGTTGCTACTTATGAACTCGCAGGTATTGTGAAGCCTGATCCAGAAAGCATGACAGTTGATCAGTTTGGTCGAATCGCAGCAAAAGGAGCCGTTGCAGATATTTCAACAGTACTTTTACTCTATGGATTCCGATCAAAAATCACAGTATTCAATGAAGATGATAGTATTTCTGAAACAGATGCAGATGGCTATATCAAGAATACTGTATTCAATGAAGATGGTAGTATTTTCGAAACGTTTATATCCCCCCAAGGTGAAACTATTCGAGAAAAGACTACAATATTCAATGAAGATGGTAGTATTGTTGAAACTTCTGTCTTCACGGGTTCACTCGACGATACAGAGTGATATTTTCCAAACTCATTTAGCACTTTGACTCTATATGAAATATGAGTTGGAGTGAAATTAAAAAAGCAATAGACATATTAACTATTCCATATAGTGATATTATAACTGGTACTATATCATATCAGCAAGAAGTTACAATTACTGGTTGCGGATGGATATATTCGTATAGTACAGATTCAACAGGTTATCTATTTGGTTCCATTGATGATATGAAAATACCTACGATGAGCGTATTCCTCGTTCATAAAGGAGGAAATTATAGCGGTGAGGGGCATATATATCATATACCATTCAGTAAATCTGTTACTTTACAAAATTCACAGAATGTATTAGAGTATTACGTTGTTATAGTTCCTAAACGTATCGGTGGGGGGGGGCGTAAGCACCAATTAAAGTCTCTCACACGTCCTTATGAGAGGAGGTGTGCAGCATGAGTTGGGCCGAAGTCAAGAAAGCGTTAAACTCAGACCTTTCTATACCTCTGAATGAGCTGATTACGAACGCAAAAGAATCCTTAACCACCACGATGGATGGGATCTCTACGAGTATCTCAAACGCCGTAACCACCATCAATAACAACACCAATACCCAGACGAATACTTTAAATACAGCTATTACAAATAGTACGACCAATGTTAGCAAAAATGCAAAGATTGCAGCTAATAATTTTAAAGTATCGGATTATGCGTTAAATCAATATAATAAAGACTATTCAATAGA